CGGCGGCCTGTTCGTGCTCGGCACCGAGCGGCACGAGAGCCGGCGCATCGACAACCAGCTGCGCGGCCGTTCGGGCCGCCAGGGCGACCCCGGCTTCAGCCGCTTCTACCTCAGCCTCGACGACGACCTGCTGCGCATCTTCGGGCCGCAGACGATGTTCTCGAAGATGGTGCGATCGAACCTGGAGGAAGGGGAGGCGATCATCTCACCGTGGATCGCCAAGGCCATCCAGACCGCCCAGAAGAAGGTCGAAGCGCGCAACTACGACATCCGCAAGCAGGTCGTCGAATATGACGACGTGATGAACGACCAGCGCCGCGTCATCTACGAGCAGCGCGCCGACATCATGGACGCCGACGCGATCGGCGAGGTGATGCAGGACATGCGTACCGACATGGTCAATTCGATCGTCGGCGAGGCGATCCCGCCCAATTCCTACCCCGAACAGTGGGACGTGGAGCTCCTCAAGACCCGGCTCGAGACGGTGTTCGGCCTGACTCCGCCGGTCGACGAGTGGGTCAAGGAGGAGGCGGTCGAGCCCGAGATGTTCGTCGAGCGCATCCAGGCGCTCGCGGACGAGCAGATCGCGACCAAGGCGGCGGACATCCCGCCGGAGAGCTGGGTGCAGATCGAGAAGAGCTACATGCTCCAGTTCCTCGACCATCACTGGAAGGAGCATCTGTCGATGCTCGACGCGCTGCGCCAGGTCGTGCACCTGCGCGCTTATGCGCAGAAGAAGCCGATCGACGAATATAAGCACGAGGCGTTCGCGATGTTCGAGCGGATGCTCGGTCTGATCCGCGAGGACGTGACCTCGGCCCTCGCCCACGCCCAATTCCGCTTCGAGGCCGATCCGCTGCCGCAGATGCCGGACTTCATCACGCACCATATCGACCCGCTGTCGGGCGACGACGACACGGCCGATATGGATGCGAGCACCGGCGCGATCCTGTCACGCTTGCCCCCGCTCCAGGCGCCCAAGCCCGACATGCCCGACACGGTACTGGCGGACGCCGACGTGATGCCGGCCAGCCGCAACGCGCCCTGCCCGTGCGGATCGGGCAGGAAGTACAAGCACTGCCACGGGCAGCTAGGCTGAGAACATCCTCCCCGGCAAAGGCCGGGGAGGGATGATCCTCAGGCCAGCTTGAGGCCTTCCTTGTTCATCGCGAGCGTGATCTTGCGGTTCTGAGCTTCGCTCATCAGCGCGCGCAGCCGCGGGAAGATCCGGTCTTCCTCGTTGCGGATATGCTCTTCCAGCATCGCGCGGAAAGCACGCACGCGGGCGAGGAAGTCCGGGCTGGCTTTGTTCATATTCTCAAGCTCATAGAGGTAAGTCTTCACATAGCCGTGCTCGGCATTGAGCTCGTCGGCCTCATGCGCCTCGTTGGCCTCGCGCATCGCCGGATAAATGACATTCTCCTCCTGAAGCGCATGCTTGCTGAGGGCATATTTGATCTTCATGACCAGGCCCGCGCGGGTGGCGGCGGCGTCGTCCCCCGTCGCCTCGAGCTGGTCGAACAAGGCGAGCGTCATCTTGTGCTCGGTCTTGAGCGCGTCGTCCCAATTGCCCGACATGAAGGCGGGCGACTGCATCAGCATCTTGCGCCCGTAATTCGCCGCCAGGCCGACCGCCGCGCCGGCGACGGCGGCGCCGACCAGGGCACCGGTCTGGCCGCCGAAGAAGGCGCTGCGCTCCGTGCGTTCGCGCGACTTGTTCCCGTTGCTCCGCGACTTCCTGCCGCTCTTGCCGGTGTCACCCTTGGCAGTGCCGCTCTTGGTCTCGCTGTTCTTGCTATCGCTGTTCTTGGCTTCGGTAGTGGCCACGAATGCCTCCTGGTTCGGGTGATGAGTTAGAGTGGGAAACCCGCGGCCGCCCGGCGATGTTCCGGTTGCGAGTGGGTCGCAAGTTCCGGAGGCGGGGGCGCGGTGCCGCTGCTTCGGCCGTTGCTGTCACCCTGGGTCGATAAGTTGGCGAACTCGCCCGGAGCCTTGCAACGTCTTGGGGGTCCCGGCGGTTGTGGCGCCATGGCATATGATCGAGCGAAGGCTGCCGCCGAGTTCCGCCGGATGGTCGTGTGGATCGCTCTGGCCGGCGTTGTCGTCGTCGTGGGAGCGCTCTGGTATCTGTCCGCGACCGGCGGCCTGACCGTGCACATGACGATTGCCACCATCGCCGGCGTGTTCCTATCGATCCTGCTCGGCTGCGGCCTGTTCGCCGCCGCCTTCTTCAGCGACAAGAGCGGGCACGACCAGAATGTGACCGACGCGACGCGGCGAAAGGATGAGACCTAGGAGGACCTGATCGCTGCTGCCGCGGCTGATCATGGACGCGTATCGGCGGGAAAGGTGGCTCCCCGGGCCGGGTGCATTTCAACGGTCTAACTCCCTGCTGATGTTTGTTTTTTGGTTGTGTGGGGGCAGGGGGTACCCCCCTGGATACCCCCGAATGACGGATGCGGCGGCTTCAGTCGCTCGGACGCGAGCGCTTCCAGGCCTCGATTTCGGACAGGCGCCAGCGGCGGGCGCGGCTGGTGACCTTCACCCCTTCCGGGAACTCGGCGCGCGCGATCATCTCGTAGATGGCGGACTTCTTGAGGCCGACTTCGGCTTCGACGTCGCGGCGGCGGAGGAGGGGGTCGGACATGAGGCTTACTCTTCAGCTGGTCGTGGCGGTGCGGGACGGGCTCGCGCGCCTGTCAGGGCGGCGCACGCGCCGGCAGGGCGCGGGCGATGCCGTGACGGCAGTAGACCTTGGACGTGCCCCGGCCGGAGACGCGGCGGAGCGCCAGCCCGTCGATGAACGGCGGATCCGCCTCGCCCGGGTACCACTCCCCCGCCTCGCGCAGCGCGGCGAGCAGCTCGTCCCGATCGGCGGGGGTGAGGTAGACGCTCTTGGGCACCAGGCCGTCGGCGATCGCGGCGGCGACGGCCGCCTTGATGCGGCGGGCGATCGGGGGGAGGCGGCCGCTCAAGCGCCGAACCTCAGACGATCCAGACCCCAGTTCGCCATTTCGCGGCGGACCGCTTGCTTCTGAGCGATCGGCCAGCTGAGCCAGACTGCTTTTGCCGCCCGGCTGCCCGCGGGCGTCAGCACCGGCAGTTCTGGAAACGTGGCGCTGTAGGGCCGCATCTCGATCAGCCCGCGGCGCAGAAGAGCGCGTTCGGTTCGGCCGTCGACGCCGAACCGCCAGCCGAGGTGGAGCTGCAGCAGCGCGATCTGCATCGCCGGGGTGAAGGGCCGCCCGCTCATGCGGCGAAGTCGAAGAGGGGGCCGGCGAAGAAGCCGAGCTGCTCGGGTGCTTCGGCCATTCGAGTTGCCAAAGCGGAACCGTCGTCGGCGCGCCGGGTCCAGTCGGTGACGCAGCCGGTGTGGACGATGCGCACCCGCCGGCGCCCTCCGGTGCGCTGAACGCGGACCTGGTTGCGCGCCTCGAGGCGGGTGAGCAGGCCGGAGATCGCGCACCTCGTGCCGCAGCCGAGCTCCTCCAGCTGCTCGTTCGTTGGGCAGGGCTCGCCCGCGGCGGCCGCCTCGATCAGACAGGCGAGGAGCTGGCGCTCGCAGGTGGCGGACCGCGGCACCCCGGGGTCGTGGAGCGAGCCGGCGGGCCACGGCGAGAAGTGGGCGGTCAAGGTGTGTACTCCATCAGCTCGGGATGGAGGCGGATCCGCTTGCCCTGCTCATCGAGCATGCCGGCGCTGCGCAGTCGGCTTAGGTAAGTGGTGAAGGTGCCGCCGGCCGCGGCCATCCCGAGATCCGCGGCGAGGCCATCGCGGGTAGTGAAGTGGGGCCAGCGCCGGACCAGGACCGCGACCATGCGGCCGACGCCGGGAAGCTTCTTGCCCCACCAGGTGGCGAGCGCGGCGCCGATCGCGGGGAAGTCACCGACGTCGGCGCCGATCTCGAAGTCTGCGGAGCGTGTCGTGCGCCAGCGGCCCTCATGCTCCTCAATGAGGCCGGCGGCGCGCAGCGAAGACTTGTAAGTGCCCCAGGTGCCGCCCTTGCGGCTGAAGCCCGCGATCCATGCCCATTGCCGCTCGGTCAGGCCGTGCGGAGAGCGGTGGAGCGCCTGCAGGGAGCGGCGGCCGCGGCCGTCCCACTCGCGGCTCTGCTGCTCGCCGTCGGAAGTTGGGGAGGCGGGGGCGGGCGCACGTGACTTCGCCTCACCCTTCGCCTCCCCTCCGCCTGACGCTGCAGGGACCGAAAGGGGTCGGTCCGGCGCTTCGGCGGATTGCGGCAATAGCTTTCGAAGGCTGCCATGCGGATCGAGCAGGCAAACGGCATCGTAGATGCGTGCCAGGTAGCGGTTCGCCTGATCGTTGGCGTCGTCCAATTTGACCTGCAGCTCGGCGAGCTGCCGATCGAGCTCAGCGATGCGATCGTCGCGATCCTTGAGGGCGGCGCCGACGTCGCTGCCGGCCGCGAAAGCCTCGGCCGGATCGGCCGGGATGCGATCGTCGGGGTGCGGCTCGGGCCCGGGCTCCGGCCGGGCCAGGCCGGCGAGGATCGACTGCAGCTCCTCGGGCGCCGGCGGCGTGGCGATCTTCGCCTGGCCGGGACGGACCGGAGTCGTCTCGACGTCGGCGACGCGCAGCTGCACCGGCTCGCGCGCGATCGCCGGGCCGAAGCCCCAGAAGGTGCGGTCGGCCATGCCCTGCAGGCCGCGCGCCTCGGCCGAGCTGGGCGGGAAGCCGAGCAGGTCGGCGCCGGTGCGGCGATCGAGAGACTGGCCGACGCGGCCGAGCAGCCAATTGTTGACGTCGCCGCGGACGTTCGCGTCGATCTTGGCGATTCGCTGGCTGGCGAGGATCGCGGTGAAGCCGCGCTTGCGGCCCTGGGCGGCGAGGGCGTGGACGCCATGCGTCGCCTCGGTCGAGCCTTCCTGGGGCGCGAATCGGTGCGCCTCGTCAAGCACGACCAGGAGCGGCCGCCACAGGTCGCGCGGCGCGGCGATCAGCGCCTCGAGGAATCGGCCGACGAAGGCCGGCGCCGCGGCCGGGCCCAGGTCGTTGAGCTGGACGATCAGCGAGAAATTGTGGCGCAGAGCGGCGAGCGCGAGATCTGCGGCGCCGGCGACGGTGGCGGGAGCGTCGGCGCCGTCCCCGCCGGCGATGACGTAGCTGAAGCGCTCGCGGAGCGTGTAGAACTCATCCTCGACGTCGAGGACGATGTGCTGGACCCGGCCGTGCGTCACCTCGAGCAGGCGCCGGATCAGGCCCGACTTGCCGCCGCCGGCATTGGCGACGATGCAGGCGTGGCTGCCGATCAGCCGGTCGAGGTCGACGCCGATCGCGTCGCCGGCCGGGGTGAACCCGAGGGGCTTCATGCCGCGGCCCTCGCGCTGTGGGCCCGGTAGCGGGCGAGGATAGCGTTCTTGACCGCATCGATGCGCTGCTTGCCGCCGGTGAGGGCGCCGAGCTTCGCCGCCTGGCTCCACTCCGCCGTCGTCTTCTCGAGGAGGGTCTGGAACAGGGCGTCCTGGTCGAGCTCGTAACCGACCTGAAGGTCGATCAGCGCCGACAGGATCGCCCCGCCGTTGACCAGCGTCTCGTCGGGGAAGGCCTCGCCGAGCTGCGTCAGCGCCGCCGCGATCGGCGGCTCGCCGTGCTTCTGGACCGCGCGGCGCAGGCCGGCGATGAAGCCGAGCTCGCCCGGCCCATAGCCCTTCGCGTCATAGTGACGCGCGACCTTGAGGCCGGCGCCCTCGATCAGCCCGTTGAGCCGGACCGTGTCCGGGTCGCCGGCCGCGAGCGCGGCGTGATAGTCATCGATCGTCGCGACCGTCCGCCTGGTGCGGTTGGCGGCGATGAAGAGCTTCGCCTCCTCCTCGGGCCCCGATCGGCGGCTGATGCTGCAGGGGACCATGTCAATGTCCCCGCGCAGGCGCGCGCCCTCGAGCCGGTGCTGCCCGTCCACGACGAACAGCCGGTCGTCGGGCCGGCGCGAGACGAGCAGCATGCCGAACAGCGTCCAGTCCCAGCCTTCGGCGATCTTGCGGATGTGGCGCTTGGACGCGGCGAATTCGACCGAGCGCTGGTAGGCGGCGTCGATCTGCAGCTCGTCCAGCGGCACCCACTCGATCGAGGGGCGGCGGCCGATCGGCGGGGGGAAGGAGGGGGCAGCCATCAGCTCGCCCCCCCCCCCCAATTTTTCGGGTGCGGTCATGCCGCCCTCCGCAGCGGGCAGAAGCGCGCCTGACAGCAGCGCGCCTCCCGCTCGAGGACCTCGCGGTCGCATTCGCCGCAGTGGCGGCGCTGCGCCGTCACCTTGTCCGCCTCGCCCGTCACTGGACCGGCACCGGCGCCGGCGCCGGCTCGGCCTGGAGCGGCGCGGCCGCAGCCGCCTTCTCCGCCTCGATCGCCGCCTGCTCCTCGGCGAGCTCGGCTTCCTCCTGGGCGATGCGGGCTTCGGCTTCGCCTAGGCGGGCCTCGACGTCGGCAGCGGGGACGCGGACCAGCACGGCGACAACAACGGTGCCGTCGTCATGCTCGGCATAGGACGGGCACCAGCCGCCGTCCTGGGCCGGGAAGAAGCTGCTCTTCTCGAAGGTGACGGTGTCGAGCGCCCTTGCCGCGAGACGGGCGGCGCGGAGACGGATGAGGTTCTGCCGCGCCTCTTCGGCGCGCCGGCGCACCGCCGCCTCGTGATCGTAGACGCTGCCCGGCGCGGCCGCCGGCGTAGGCTCCGCCTTCACCCAGGCGGAGGCGTAGCGGTACGGCGCCAGGACGACGGCGCCGTCCTCGCGTTCGGCAAGCTCGAATGCCACGAGCGCCTCGGAACGCTGCTCCGCGGGCAAGTGCTTCATGCCGTTATGCTTGTGCACGTAGCCGGCCGGCGCTTTCGGGTCGGCCCAATCGGGCCCGGTCCAGGGCTTGACGATTCCATCGAGCCACCCGTCCGCCTGGGCGAGTTGCTGCGCCTCGCGTTCCGCCTTCTCCAGGGCGAGCCGGTCGACCAGAGCCGTGTCGAGCAGGATGGCCCGGTCCTCGGCGCCGAAGAACAGGTCCTGCTCGACGCGGCCGTGCGCCGCGACATAGGCGTCGATTCCGATGTAGCGGACCGCCTTGTGATCCTCGGTGTAGACCTTGCCGGCCAAGGCCTCGCGGATTGCCCTGGGCTGGTGCGGCTCGAAGCCCTTCTTCGCCTCGGCTTCGAATACCTTGAGCTGCAGCTTGTGGTCCGGGGTGCCGGCATAGGCCCTGGCCGCGTCGAGGCTGATGATGCCCTCGCGCAGCGCGTCGAGGATCTGCGGCGCGAGCTCGGCAAGGCGGAGGCGCTGGCGGACGTGGCGCTCGGCGACTCCGAAGCGGCGGGCGCAGTGGGCGATATGCTCGTCGCGCATGCGCTCGGCCGGCAGATCCGCGCCGATCCAGCTGTCGGCATAGCTGGCGATCACCTGGGCATAAGCCTCGGCCTCGTCAGCCGCGTTCATCGCGACCTTCTGGACGTTCTCGGCGAGGCTCGCCTCGCGCGCCTGGTCCGCCGGCACGACCTTTACCGGGACCGGCCAGTCGCGGGGGATGCGGCCGAGCCGGACATTGAGCTCGAGCGCGCGCAGGCGGCGGCCGCCGGCGTCGACCTGGAACAGGCCGCGATCTCCCTGGCCGGGGGAGACGACGAGGTTCTGCAGCAGGCCCTTGGCGTGGATCGACTCGGCCAGGCCGGCAATGTCCTCGTCGCGGTTGGACTTGCGGACGTTCTGGGCCGAGAGGATCAGCTTGTTGAGCGGGACCTCGGTGCAGACCGGCGGCGCCGGCTCGGCCGAGGCCGGCTCGGGCGCGGCCGCGGCGGGCCCGGCCGGCGGACCGCCGACCTTGATCGTGGCGCCGCCTTTGGTCTTGGCCTTGGCAATGAACGCGGACACGTCGGTGGCGGCGGTTTTGCCCTTGCCGCCGGGTTGGCGGTTGGCAGCGGCCGCGGAAGCTTTATTCATGGGTCAGTCTCCGGTGCTGGTTGGATCAGCCCCGGCGGCACCGTCTTCCGGTGCGGCCGAAGTCGCCGCGTCCTGTCGACGCGGCTGGCCAGGCCCGCCGGCCTCAGGCGCCGGCGTGCTGGATTTCGGGGGCTCGGCGCCGGCTTCGGCCGGCGCCGGCTTCGCTTCGAGGACAAAGAGCTGGAAGTCCCCGCCGCGCTGAAGGCGCTGGAGCTCCGCGATCGCGGACTGCCACCAATTCTCCGGATGATTGACGGCGAACGGAATCAGGAAGTGAAGCGCCGCGGCGACTTCCCCTTCGTAGCGCCTCGGCACCTCGACCCCGACTTCGCGAAGCGCGACCCACCACGGGTGCAGCAGGTGCGGCGGCATTCCGAGGACCTCGGCCAAGGCCGGCGGGATGCGATCGGGATAACGAACGCCCATCAGCCCTGCCCCTGCTCAGGATCGGCGAGGCGGCTGATATTGTCGGCGGCCTGGATCAGTATCGCTCGGGTCGATGAGCCGGCGGGCTTCGCGGCCGCCATGCCATAGAGGGCGGAGGCCAAGGCGTGCAGCGGCAGCCCACCGCGGGCGAGGCGCCGATCGCGCAGGATCCGGAAGGCGGCCGCATCGGCCTTGAGCGCGGCGGCGGCGGTGGGGAACGGCGGCGGCATCAGCCCTTCTCCTCGCAACGGGCGAACTGCCGCATGTCGCGCTTGACGCCGAGCCGGGCCTCCTCGCGGCGCGTGCCGTAGGTGACCCTCGAGCGCGTGTAGTGGGCGTTGGTCCGCGAGGTGAGCTCCAGCAGCCGCTCGAGGCGGAGGCTCTCAGCGTCGCTGAGGGCGCGGAGGCGGGAGATCGCGTCGAGCCGCTCGAGCTCCTGGGCAAGGGTGAGGCCGGGCATCATGCGCCTCCTGCCAAAGTGGTACTTTGGCTGGGACGGCCCAGTTGCCGCGCGGTGCGCATTCGGTCGTAGATGCCCTCGGCGCGGATGAGCACCTCGAGTTCCCGGCTCTCGTGCGCGAGGAGCGCCCTCGACCGCGACAGATCGTCCAGTTCTCGGATGCGGGCGTTGAGCCGGGCGCGGTCCATCAGCTGCGCTCCGTCTCGAAGCCGAAGGCGCCGCGGGTCAGCCGTTCGCGCAGATCCTGCTCTTCAAGCCCGGCCGCCTGGTCGAGGACGGATCCGATAAGCTCGGCGCCGGGGATGGTGCGCCGGAGGGCGGCCGACTTGTTCGCGACGAGTTGAACCGCGACGAAGATCGCAAGCAACTGCAGGCGCCTCGGGAGCACCCCCGTCTTGATGATGATCGAATTGGACGCCTCGGCCGCTGCGGCCCGGCCGATATCGAGCGCCATCTCAAGGTCAGCCCGGTCCATCAGCCGAGCCCCAGTGCGGCTTTGTAGGTTTCGAGGAGCGCCTCGGCCTCGTCGCGGGCGTTCTTCTCCATCCGCCGCAGGCGGACGATCGCGCGGATCGTCTTGCCGTCATAGCCGCGGGCCTTGGCCTCGCCGTAGACGTCGCGGATATCCTCGCTGACGCCCTTCTTGTCTTCCTCGAGCCGCTCGATGCGCTCGATCAGCTGGCGCAGCTCGTCGGCCGCGATCGATCCGTCAGCCATTGCCGTTCTCCACGATGTTGAGCTGGGGGGCCGGGGCGGCCGCCGATTGGGCGGGGCGGCCGCTGCCGCCGCATGATGAGCAGAGGGTGAGCCGCGAGGCCGCGCGGTCGATTCCCCAGCCCTCGCAGGCCGGACATTTTGCGGCCGCCGCCTCGGTGTGAGCGGAGCGGGCCTTCATGGCGCGCCGCCGATTGCGGCGATCGCCGCCACCAGATGCGGCCAGGCCTGGTCGATCAGCAGCAGAGCGGCGACGGCGAGGCCGAAGCCGACGCCGGTGATCGCGTCGCGCACGGTCTCGCGGATCTCGCGGGCGAGCTTGGCCTGCTCGAGCAGGCGCGGATCGTGGATCATCACCGTGCCTCCTCGAACGGCGAGGGCGCGGTGCCGCGGGGGGCGACGCGCAGCGGCGGACATGCGCTGCAGAGCGTGCCGGCGGCGTCGGCCCAGAAGCAGGCGGGGGTGCTGGGGCTGACGCAGGCGTCGTTCCAGCTGCAGCCGCACTGGCGGCAATGCTGCGGGACCGGCAAGCCGTCGTCAGGGGCGGCGGCGAGCCCGACCAGGGCGAGGTAGATCTGCTCGTCAAAGCGCACGTGGCGATTGAGCCGGCGGACGAAGTCGAGATCGACACCCGGGCCCGCCTGGTCGGATTCGAGGGCGACGATGCGGCGCTCGGTCGCGGTGCGGTCGGCAAGGCGGACCGGCCGGCGCTCGTCGGAAGCGACCAGTAGAGCGAGCTCGGTCGACTTGAGGCCGGCGGCCCTGCGCCGCAGCTGCAGGTACCGACCGGGAGAGAGGGGCGGCGGCGGCGCCGGATCGGGCGGGGCGGTCTGGGTCGTCGTCACGTGGCGGATCCCTTTCTTCAGGCAGCAGAAAGGCCCTCCCGCACCCGGTTGGTCGGGGCGGGTCGGGCAAAAGTGGCGGAGGAGTCAGTTCAGCTTGGGCGGCGGCCGCCGCGGCTCAGGAGGTGTCGGGGCCCGGGCCGGCGTGCGGCACCTCCGGGCCGCGAAGCGTGGCGAGGACCTGCTGGTGCTGCAGGATCGACTCTTCGACCTCACGAGCAGCCTGTTCGCGCTCGTGCCGGCCGGCGCCAGGGCGCGCTGCATCGAAAATGGCCGAGATAGCCTCGCCCGATTCCTTGGCCGCGGCCGCCCCGCAGCGAAGCAGCTTGTCAGCCGAGAAGACGGCCTCGGCCTCCTGCTTCAGCCGCGCGGCATAACAGGCGAAGAACGGAGCCGAGTCGCCGCCGGCGGCGATGAACGCCGCATCGAGGCGGAGTGCGCTCTCGATCGAGATCGCGGCCGTCGTGTCGGGATCCGACCAGTTCCGAACGGTGCTTTCGGCATAGCCGCAGATCCGGGCGCTGCGAGGCCAGCCGATCTCACCGGCGACCTGGGCGAGCGCCGCCTCGAAGCTGAGCGGGGTGCGCAGCTTCGTCACGCGCCGGGCCTGCCTGCCGCCCAGCCATGGCGCAGGTCACCCGGGGTGAGGTCGCGCGCCGGCAGGCGGGCGAGCTCGGCCGCCTCGGCCGCGGCGCGGTCGAACGGCTCGAGCGCCGCCTCGAGCAGGCGGAGGGAGGCGTGCTTCGCCGAGGTCAGCCGCCCCGCCTCGAGATCCTCGCGAAATGCCGCGACCGCGGCGCGGGCCGATTCGACCAGAGCGGCGTCCTGCAGGGCCGGAGCGGAGGCCGCGAAGGCAAGCGAGGCGCGGTAGCTGCTCACCGCGCCGGCTCGCCGAGTTGTAATCCGGAGCTCCGATTCCGATCGGAGGCCGGGAGGCCGGCGGCTAGATTGCGATCGATGGAAGCAGCTGGGCCCTGGTGGCCGGGAGCGTCGGGATGTTGGCGAAGGCCGAGCGCGATCGCGATCTTCAGCGCCTTGCCGCGAATCGCGGGGCGGGCGCCGCTCAGCACCCCGTAAACGGTCTTGGCGTTGTAGCCGTTGGCGACGGACCAATCCTCGACCGACTGGCCGGCTAGGGCGAGTCGTGCACGAGCCCGCCGGATCGCGTCCTTCGATATCGGGGCAAACAGAGACTCGGCAGGCATGCGACTCTCGCCTAGAATGGAGAATGTCGCCTCGTTCTTCCGCTAATATCAGAAATCGTCAACTGGATTCTGATCATTTCGAAGAAATCGCCGTCCGTTTTCGCCAAGAGCGTTCGAGGGTGGAGCCGCACCAAGGCAGGTTCGCGGACCGAATGGGGGTGAAGCAGGGCAAGCTGAGCAGCATTGAAACCGGGGCTACCGAACTTCGTGCGGCTGACCTGGCAACTGCGGCCATGCTGGGAATTGACGTTCTGTACGTCCTGACCGGCGAGCGATCCGAGGCGGCGCAGCTTGATCCGGGCGCGGCCGCGCTGCTCGAGGACTATTTCGCCGTGCCGCCGAGGGAGCAGAAGATCGCGCGCGCGCTGGTGCGCACGCTGCGCGACGCGAACGATCCGACGCGTGGGGAGCAGGCTAGGGCGACGCTCCATGGCACGCAGGATCATTATCGAGCCGGCGACAGCGGATCTTCGGGCTGAGTGGAGGGTGCTGCGCATGTCTGACCGGAAGGCGACCGGCGATGCCCTAGGCGCCTGGGGCTATCTCCTCTCGATGGTCGGCCTGGTCGGCTTCCTGTGGCCGGTACTGTTTCCGCAGTCCGAAGTTTTCGATGACCCGCTAGGCGCGACCTATTTCGTTCTCGGGGCGGCGGTCGCGCTTCTGGGTGGGATCGTGCTGCTGGGCTGCTCCGTCATAGTCAGGGCGATAGTCGAAAGCCGCGCCGTGGATCCCCCCGAGGAATGATGTGGTTGCGAAACCTCCTCCCGCTCGCCCTGCTGCTGGCCTCGTCCGGGTGCGGCGGCGGTGAGAGGAAGACGGGCGGCCGCGCCAGCGTCGAGCGCGCCGAGAAGCCGCTGAGCGGGCTGGAGCTCAGCAGCGACGATGCCGATCCGATCGACGGCAAGCGCCCGAAGCTCTACGTCTCGTGCGACGTCGGCAGCCTGTTCGTCAGCTTTGGCCTGGTGCGCGGTTCGCCCTCGCCGCCGCCTTTGCGGGGCGTGTTCGGGACGGTGACGATCGACAGCGGCGCTCCGCTTCGGCTGGAGATGGGATATCTGCCGCCGGCGAGCTGGACGCCGCGCAGCCAGCACCCGAACCAGGAGGGCGGGCTGACCTATGCGGAGGAGCAGCGCCTGGTGCTCGCGATCGCGCGGGCGAAGACCGTCCAGCTGACTGGGCTTTACGGGCACGCGCCGACGCCGGTGACGTGGCGGATCGACCTCCCGCGGGCCGAGCGCGAGCGCTTCGCCGCGCTCTGCAGCGAGCGCAGCCCGGACGAGCAGGCCTCTGAGGAGGCGGAGTTCCGCCGCGAGCGGGCGCGCGATCCGGTTGTCCAGGACCAGCGGCGCCGGGCGCGAGAAACCAACCGCCGGATGACCGAGCTATACGAGCTCAGGAAGCAGCGCTGCCGGAATTTCGAGGCGGAGGGGCATAGCTCGGCCATGTGCCCACCCGAACCACCTGTCTTGGTGCCGGTGGATCATGCCCAGGGAGATCGCAATTGAGCAGCTACAAGGTCGGATTGGTCGGGGAGCAAAACTACCAGCCGGCGATTCGCCAGTGTCGGCCCGGCGAGAAGGTCTATGTCGTCCACGAGGTGGGCAACCCCTATGACGAGGAGGCGCTGGCGGTCGAGAGCATGCGCGGCATGGTGATCGGCTATATCCCCCGCTCCAACTGGCTGCGCGGCGCCATCCTTACCCAGGGCCAGGGATGCGAGGCGATCATCGCCAGCATCGAGCGTGGAACTGCTGAGCATCTGGACGTCGTGCTCGACGTCAAGCTCTGCGACGCCGAGCTGGAAAGCCGACGCTACCGGCCCACGGCGTGAACCGATGAGCCTCGCCATGATCGCGCTGCAGGCGGCCTTTGCCTGCGCCTCCCCGACGTTCCACGACGGCGACAACATTCGTTGCGCCGGCGGGCGGGAGATGCGGCTGGCGGGGATCAACGCGCCGGAGCTGGCGGGCTCGCCGAGCTGCAGGCGCGGGGCGCGGAGTCGCGCCTGGTGCAACGACCGGCTCGGCCGGCGGGCGCAGGCCGCGCTGCGCGCCTTCGCCGCGGGCCGGGCGGTGCGCTGCCGCGTGGTCGACGCTTCGCCGCGGCTGAGCGGATTCCAGAGCGCGGATCCTTACGGACGGCCGGTGGTACGCTGCTCGGCCGAAGGCGTCGGCGACCTGGGCGAGGCGATGGTCCGCGCCGGCTGGGCCCGGCGCTGGTGAAGGGGAGGCTAGCTCGCGCGGCCTTTACCGTCGCAGCTGATAGCCTGACGGAACTTCGCCGGCGGGACTCCGGTTGAACCGGCATGGCAGGCGATTCCTTCACCTACGGGGTGCGCGGTCCGGACGGCGACAATCTGGTCTGGCTGATTTACGACACCGCCGGCCGGAGCGGCGTGGTGAGAATCGGCACGCCGGGCGACCGGGATGCGGACCGCGCGATCGCGATCAGGAACGACCCCGAAAGGCTGGGGCGCGAGTTCGGCCACCTGGTCGAGGCGCGCTGAGGAGCGGTGACCGACCCGCTGCCGGACCGGCTGATCGAGCAGCTGCACGCCGGCGCCTTTCCGGTGACCGTGTGGCGCAAGCATCGGGGCCTTTCGGAGCGCGAGCTGGCGAGCCGCGCGGAGATGCCGCCGTCCGAGCTGCGCAGGATCGAGGAGAGCAGGCGGCTGCGCGACGAGCAGGCGAAGCGCCTGGCGGCGGCGCTGGGCGTGACGCCGGCGTGCCTCGCCCCCCTGCGGGGCCGGTTTCGCGGCTGCGAGGATGCGCTGGCCGGGCTAGACTAAGCGGGCCCGCTGCGGTCTAGGACGGGCGCCCGCTCCGGGTATGTGGCGGTCCAGCGCGCAAGGGTGAATTTTTCGCGCAGATAGGCGGCGAGGATGTCGTGCGGATCCACGCGATGCTCTTCGGTGCGCCGCGTAGGATCGACCGCCAGCATCGCCTGATAGGGTCGCCAGAGGTGGAGGGGCATGACCTTCAACCAGACTCGAAAGTTGCGCTCGAGCTGTTCGGGAGTGACGGTGATGCGGGGCTGCGAATCGTCCATTCCCGATCAATGACGGCCAGCTCTAGGAAGCGCAATTCGCGCTATGTTCCTATTCATCCTCTTGGCGCTACAGTGGCGCCGTGGGGGAGCATCGCCGCCTCAAGCCGACCATGGCCAGCCGCAAGCTGCAGGCGCTCGACTTCATCAAGCGCTATTTCGCCGCCTATGGCGACAGCCCCAGCCTGGCCGAGATCGGCGCCGAGCTCGGCGTGTCGCGGCAGCATGCGTCGGACCTGGTCCACCAGCTCGCCGTCGACCAGATGATCCGCCACGTCGCCGGCAAAAGGCGCGGGATCCGGCTGATCGACCGGAAGGAGGAGATCAGCGAGGCCGACGCGCTGGTGATCCTCGCGCGGCAGGGCTGGATCGTCAACGACGCCGGGTTGACGAAAAGCGGACTGCCCATGCTCCCCGAGCTCGACCATGATCCGGGCTCGGGAAGTGGGACGGGGACGGTCGACCATGGAGAATTTGCCGGCTGAGGCGAAGGTGATGCGCGCGATCGCCGCGCGCGAACATCGGGTTGCGCTCGCGCAGCGGCGCGAGGCGCGCTCCGCCCACGCCGCAGCAGGGGCGACGACATCCTCCACCGCCAGCTGGTCGACCAGGCCCGATCGCCGGCGCAAGGCCGGCGAGCTCGACCGCCTGCAGGTCGCGGCCGCGGAGGCCGCCAAGGAGCGCTGGGCCCGTCGCCATCCCGAAGCGGCCGCGTCCGAACGCCGGATCCGCAAGGATCGCGCGCAGATGCTCGAGCGCTGGGGCCACAAGCGCGACGGCACGCCCGAGACGCACGAGCACGCATCGCGCCGCAACCAGGGCGCGCTCGCCCGGCTGTGGAAGAATGGCGAGATCGATAGCGAGCAGCTGCACGCGGCGGTCGAGATCGCCGCCGTTGCCGAGCGGATCGGCGCCGACGTCGCGGTGAAGACCGCCAGCCTCGAGACCCGCGTCGACGCGACGAGGATGGGCGACGGGACCTTCCACGAGCGGCTCGGCCAGGTGCGGCGGGAGATGGCCTATACGCGCTGGCGCGCCGAGGTACGCGGGCCGATCGCCGCGGTGCTCGACATGATCGTCGGCGAGCCGGAGGGCTTCACGATCGTCGCGAAGAGGTACCGGATGCACAATCGCAAAGCCAAGAGGCTGCTGATCGACGCGCTCGACCTCTGGCCGCGGATCCTCGGCGGCGTCTGCAAGGAAGTGGACGACGCGACCCTTGCCGCGGCGCATGCGGGTATCCTCTAGCCGGGGGTACGGCTCGGGGTATGCAGCCGCCCCGGAAAGCCCCGTGTCCTTAGTGGCGCCGCGACCCGGGCGGAGGCCATGTCCGCCCTGCTGGCGAGAAAAGTTCCCTGGTTGACGAAAAGCTGACTGCAAAACGGCCACGAAAGCGGCCAAAACGACCCCGCGACAGCTGCGCCCGACGCAGGCCGTCGATCCGAAGCCCGCCCGTCCCCGGCGGGCTTTTTGATTCCGGAGGTGCAGCGGATTGTCCACTGATCCCGCCCTTCGGCCGAGCGCCGCCCAGCGCGCCCCCTTCCGGCAAGGTGCGGGGCGGCGCTCCACCCATTCCATCGCCCAGCTCGAGCGGCTGAGCGACCGGCTCGACCTGCTGATCCGCGACGCCCGCGCCGGCGCCGGATCGCATCGCGAGTTCGAGCGCCAGGTCGCGGAGGCCGAGGCGATCGGCGCCGGCGTCCGCGCCGCCTTCCGCGGTTCCACCTCGCCCCAGCCCAGCAACCCGCCGCTCTGGCAGCAGGGCGGAAAGGCCGGCTGGTGAGCGCCCGTATAGACATCGATGCGCTGCGGCGCTCGGCCGAGCAGGTCGACGCCGGGCACGCGCCGGTGTCGCGCCGCTGGCTGGCCGCCGCCCTCGCCGAGATCGAGGCGGGCCGCGCCGCCCAGGCCGAGCTGGCCAGGCACAAGGGCATGGCCGAAGCGATCGACAAGATCGGGCGCGGGAGCACCGCCTCGTGAGGCCGCCCCGCACGACCGGGCAGGCGGCCGAGCTGCTCGACTGTTTCGCCGCGCTCGACGCCCGCATCGCCGAGATAGAGGCGAACCGAAGGGTAGAGGTCGGACAGATCAACGCCGCGGCCGACGCGGTCGCCGCCACGCTGATCGAGGAGCGGCAGAAGATTGCGGCTCAGCTCGAGCCGTGGTGGAGGAGCCGCGGCCCCGAGCTCACCCCGAAGGGCCGCAAGTCGATTCAGCTAGGCGGTTGCATGATCGGCATGCGCGCGAAGCGGCCGGTGCTGGCGCATGGCTTCGACCAGGACGACCAGGCGGTCGAGGCGCTGCGCTCCACCCGCCTCGCCAACCAGACCACGAGGATCAAATATTCGCTCGATCGGGCGGCCACCCTCAAGCTGCTGCAGTCGACGGGCAAGGCCGCCGAGACGCTGGTCGGGCTCGGCTTCAGGGTCGAGCAGGGCGAGCTCTTCTACATCGAACGGGTCGAGCAGGCCGGTACGATCGGGAGCTGATGACATGGCTGATCCGATCGTCGCCGCCTTGGTCGAGCACGCGCCGCGGCAGGTGCAGGCGGTTGCCCTCGAGGGCCGCGTGATGGGCACGGCCGAGTTCATCTCGCGCGTGCTGCTGATCCCCCTCGAGCCGTGGCAGTATCGGATCTGCGACTGGATCGACTCGCCTGAAGCGAGCCAAGGCTAGCATGCGGCGGCCTTGGGCGAGGCCTGAAGGCGCGCCTGACCGCCGCAAGCGCGGCCGCGCCGGGCAGCGCGATCGCCAGAGGCGCATGGCTCGCACCAATGGTCTTTGCGAGATGTGCCTCGCTGAAGGCCGCACGGCCTTGGCCACCATCGTCAACCACAAGATCCCGCTGGCCCAGGGTGGCGACGACGTCGATGAGAATACCGAGAACCTGTGCGATCGGCATGACGCTGAGGTGACTGCCCTGCAGTTCGGCCGGGCCGCGGCGGTCGAGGCTCGCGGCGTCGACGCCGGCGGCCGCCCGACGTCGGCCGACCACGCCTGGAACCGCCCGAGAGGGTAGGGGGGCGGGTCAAATCTCTGGGATCGGACCCGGCGGACACCGCGCCTACCCTCCCTGTGCAGCGGGAGTTGTTCGAAAGTAAAAAGTTCGGGAGGTGCGGATGGCCAAAAGAACGGCATCCGCCGCCGGCGGGATCCTTGCCGAGCCGAAATGGGCCCAGCTGCTTCCGGACAAGGGGGAGCGTGCGGCGGCGCAGGAACAATGGCGAGCGATCGCAGCTGAGATGCGGGAACGCGAGACGCTCTCGGCGGCGAACAGCCATGCGCTGCTGCGGCTGGTGCTGGCCTATGTGGTTTATGACCGCTGCTCAATTAAGGTCGCGATCGACGGCCTGGTGACCGAGCCAAAGGCGGACAATCCCAAGGCGATCGCCCGCCTCTCCATCCACTACAAAGCCATGGCCGAAGCCGAGAAGACGGCGGAGCGGCTCGAGGCGCAGCTCGGCCTGTCGCCGGGACGGCGCGGCCGCGTCGGCAAGGTGACGAGGAAGCGGGAGCGCAGCGCTGGTGCGGACGCGTTCCTCGGCCAAAGAGGCTAAGCCGACCGACCCGACCACGGCCTGGGCAGAGGCGGCCGTACGCGGCGAGTTTGTCGTCGGCGAGCTGGTCCGCCACGCGGCGGAACGGCACCTGAGGGATCTGCGCGACGCGGCAAGTCGCGGCTATTACTGGCGGCCCGAGGAGGCCCAGCGTGTGCTGGACTTCTTCTGCTCGCTGTTCACGATCACGGACGGGCCCGCCCAGGGGAAGCCATTCCACCTGCTGCCGTACCAGGTCTTCTGCGCCGGCTCATTGATGGGCTGGGTCAACGCCGACGGCCGGTGGCGCTTCCGATCGGGGTGGATCGAGACCGGCAAGGGGCAGGCTAAGTCGCCGCTGATGGCGGGGCTCGGGCTCTACGCCATGGGCTGGTGCGACTTCGCGCGCAGCCAGGTCTATTCGATCGCGGCGAACAAGCAGACGGCCAATGTGCTGTTCCGCGACGCGGTGGCTATGTGCCGGGCCCAGGTGCCCGGCTATGACGAGGGCGAGACGCTCGAGGGGCTCGGCCACGTCGTCATCCGCGGCGAGGGCGACAACGCCTGGAAGATCGAGCACCCGGGCACGCAGTCCTTCTTCCTGCCGCTGGCGGGCGGCGAGCAGCAGTCGGGGCCGCGGCCTCGGATGGTGCTGGCCGACGAGATCCACGAGTTCGACAGCGACGGCCAGATCGAGACCTGGCGGCGGGCGATCACGAAGGTGGCCGGCAGCGCGATGATGGTCCTGGGGACCAACACGCCGGCGACGTCGCAGCTCGTCGGGACCTCCTATTCGGAGACCGCCCAGGCGATCGCCAAGGGCGAGGTCAAAGACGACACCGCATTCGCCTTCGTGGCGCGGGTCGACAAGAAGGACCGCGAGACGGTCTTCGAAAATGAGGCGTGCTGGCCCAAGTCGCTGCCGGCGCTGGGCATCACCTACCCGGTCCAGAATATCCGCGAGGAGGTGCAGACCGCCAAGACGCGGTTGTCGACGGCCTCCTCGGTCAAGCGGCTCTACTTCGGGATCCCGGCCGGCGCGGCCGACTTCTGGATCAACGAAGAGGATTGGGCGGCGGTGCTCGGCGCCGTTGACGACGCGAAGCTCGCCGAGCTGCGCGGCCGCCAATGCTGGCTCAGTCTCGACCTCAGCCAGAAGAACGACCTCACGGCTCTCACCGCCACTTGGCGCGACGATGAAGACCGGCTCTGGCAGAAGACCTGGTACTGGACTTCGAAGGACGGTCTCACCGACCGGGCAAAGCGCGACAAGGCGCCGTATGACGAATGGGTCGAGGCCGGCTGGATCTCAGCCGTCGGCGGCGCCACGATCGACTATACGTTCGTAGCGGAGCGCGTGAAGCAGCTTTGTAGCGACCACGAGGTCGAGGAGCTGGTGTTCGATCCGGCCAAAATGGCGGACTTCGAGACGGCGTGCGAGGTCATCGGCTTTCCGGCCTGGCGCTTTGAGGGCCTGGACAAACCGACCGGCACGGGCCTCAAAATGGTGGCCCACGCCCAGGGCAAGCGGGTCGTCTTTGAAGACCGGCAACATTGCATGCCGCGGTCGATCGAGAAGTTCGAGGACCGCATCCTCCAAAAGCGGATCGTGATCGACAATTCGCCGGTAACTTACAGCTGTGCCTCTAATGCCGCACTCGATGAAGACGGCATGAAGAACCGCTGCTTCGACAAGAAGCGATCCCGGGGCCGGATCGACGGACTGGTCACCTGCGCAATGGGCGCCGGGGCGGCCGACAATTTGACTTTGCAGGCTCCGGCCAGTGCTCTCGAAGAGCATGGCATTCGGAAGCTGTAGCGGGAGATCGGATGGGACTGTTCGATATCTTCCGCCGCGGCGCCGCCGCGGAGGCAGCTCGGCCGCGCGCTGCGATCGGCGAGGGCGGGACGCTTATCGTCGGACCGCAGCAGCTCGAGGAGGCGCTGCGCCACGGCAACATGTCGGCCGCTGGAACGGCCGTCACGCCTGAACGGGCGATGCGGGCGGCGGCAGTCTTCGCATGCGTGCGGCTGCGGTGCACAGGCCCGGCGAACCTGCCGCTCGACATCAAGCGGCGGATCGATGAGCGGACCCGGGCGGACGCGTCGGATCACTGGGCCTATCCACTCCTCCGCCGGCGGCCGAACAACTGGCAGAAGCCGCACCAGTTCAAGCGGCAACTGCAGGCCAACGTCATGCTGCGCGGCAACGCCTATGCACTGAAGGTGCCCGGCGTCGGCGGGCGCGTTCAGGCGCTGCTGCCGCTCCACCCGGACCGGGTGAAGACACAGCAGCTCGATGACTTGTCGATCGTCCATGACTGGACGAGGAAGAACGGCAGCACGGTGCGGCTGGGCCAGGAGGAGGTGTTCCACCTCTACGGCCTGACGCTCAACGGATATTCCGGGGTCACCCCGCTCACCTATGCGCGCGAGTCGATCGGCACCTCCCTGGCGATGAGCGAATATGCAGGGCGCGTCCTCGCCAAAGGCGCTCGCGTCAGCGGCGCGCTGAAGACCGAGAACAAGCTCACCGACAAAGCATGGGAGCGGCTCAAGGAATCGGTCGAGGATTTCCGATCCGGGGGTGAGCGCGAAGCCGAGTTCATGATCCTGGAGGAGGGGCTCTCCTACGAGAAGATGTCGCTGAGCCTCAGCGATATGCAGTGGATCGAGGCGCTGAAGCTCGGCTGGACCGAGATCGGCATGTTCTACGGCGTACCGCCGCACATGATCGGCAACACCGAAAAGTCGACCAGCTGGGGAAGCGGCATCGAGGAGCAGCGCCAGGGCTTCCTCGACTTCAGCGCCGAAGACGATCTCACCATGTGGGAAGAAGCGATCAATGGCGACCTGATCGGCGACCGCGAGCCTGCCATTTACGCCCGGTTCAATCGAAGCGCCTTCGTGCGTGGAAATCTGAAGTCGCGCTACGGCGCGTATCAGATCGGCCGCAACGGAGGTTGGCTGTCGAAGAACGATATCCGCGGCCTCGAGGACATGAACCCGATCCCCGGGGGCGACGACTACGACGCGCCGCTCAATTCGAATGCCGCCCCCGCCAGCAAGGATGATGACGATGATGAAACGCCCCCTCCGGGTGAACGCTAAGTCGCGCCCGGGGGCGCTGCCCCTACCGGCCAATCGCGACGTCGCCGCGCTGACAAAGTCGGACGTGCTCGACCGCTGGACCGCCGACGCCGCCGGCGTGCGGCCCGCGGCCGTCGCCCCAGGCGACAATGTGATCACGATGTTCGACGTGATCGGAGAGGACGTCTGGAGCGGCGGCGGCATCACCGCCAAGAAGGTCGGCGCGCAGCTGCGCGCGATCGGCGAGCGGCCTGTCGAGGTGCAGATCAATTCCTTCGGCGGGGACATGTTCGAAGGGATCGCGATCTACAACGTGCTTCGCGAGCATCCGCAGGACATCACCGTCAAGATCATGGGCATGGCCGCGTCCGCGGCGTCCGTTATCGCAATGGCCGGCGATCGGATCGAGATCGGCGTTGCCAGCTTCCTGATGATCCACAATTGCTGGGTCGTCGCGGTCGGGAATCGTCACGACATGGCCGAGACGGCCGCCTGGCTGCAGCCCTTCGACCAGGCGATGGCGGCGGTCTATGCGACGCGCACCGGCGCCGACGAGAAGCAGATCGCCAAATGGATGGACGCCGAGACCTTCATGTCCGGCGCCGCGGCGATCGAACACGGCTTCGCCGACGCTCTGCTGGCCGCCGACCAGGTGACTCACGACGAGGAGGCGCGAGCCTCCGATCGCAAGCTCAATGAGGTGCGCGGCATGGAGCTGTCGCTGGTGGCCGCCGGCCTCAGCCGCGGTGAAGCGCGCGCACGCATCAACAGGATCAAGGGTGGCGGCACGCCTGGCGCTGCAGCCGACCTCGACAACCCCACGCCTGGCGCTGGGGATTCAGAACTGGTCGGCGCCCTCGCCGGCCTCCTCCGCACCATTCGCTCATAGGGAGCACAATCATGAAGAAGCTTTCCATCGCCGTCGCGCTGGCGGCGGGCACCGCCCTCACGTCCGTTCCTCGCGCCGTCGCTGCGACCCCGCGCGCCGACGCCAACGATCCGAAGGCGCTGGTCGCCCAGATCAACACCGCCTTCGCGGAATACAAGGCGACCAACGATGCCGCGGTGAACGGCAAGGCCGACGCCGCCAAGCTCGCGGCCGTCGAGACGTCGATCTCCGAGCTCACCAGCGCGCTCGAAGCGGCACAGGCGAAGCTCGCCGCCGCCCAGATCGGCGGCTCCGGCGGCGACCAGCTCTCGGCCGAGGCCAAGGCTCACTCGACCGCGTTCAACCAGTTCTTCCGCAAGGGCAGCGAGCCTGCGAGCGGGATGCGCGAGCTCGAGGTGGCGGCCAAGCTGACCACCCAGTCCGATCCGGACGGCGGCTACCTGGTGCCCGAGCAGATGGAAAAGACCATCGATCGCGTCCTGGGCAGCGTGTCCGCGATGCGCAGCCTCTCCGGGAACATCTCCTTCTCGGGCCAGACGTACAAGAAGCTCGTCAACAAGGGCGGCGCCTCGGCCGGCTGGGTTGGCGAGCAGGGCGCCCGCGGCGAAACGTCGACGCCGACGCTGGTCGAGATCGCGCTGAACGCGCACGAGATCTACGCCCAGCCGGCTGCCACCCAGACCTCGCTCGACGATTCCTTCTTCGACGTCGAGTCCTGGTTGGCCGACGAGGTGTCGATCGCGTTCGCCGAGCAGGAAGGCGCCGCCTTCATCAGCGGTGACGGGGTCAGCCGGCCCCGCGGCTTCCTGTCGTACCCGACGGTCGCCAATGCCAACCACGCCTGGGGCAAGCTCGGCTTCGTGACGTCGGGCCACGCGACCGCCTTCGCGGCGCCGGCGGCCGAGGTCAGCCCGGCGGACTGCCTCATCTCGCTCTATTACGCGCTGAAGGAGGGCTATCGGAACGGCGCTTCGTTCCTGACCTCCGACGCCGTGCTCGGCACGATCCGCAAGATGAAGGATGGCGACGGCAACTACCTGTGGGCTCCGCCCCAGGGCGCGGCCGACGTCCCGACGATCATGCAGAAGCCGGTCGTCACCGACGACAACATGCCCGGCCTCGGCGCCGGCGCGTTCCCCGTGGCGTTCGGCAACTTCAAGCGCGGCTACCTGATCGGCGATCGGCAGGGCGTCCGGGTCCTGCGCGACCCCTTCACCTCGAAGCCGAACGTGCTGTTCTACACGACCAAGCGTGTCGGCGGCGGCGTCGTGAACTTCGAGGCGATCAAGCTGCTGAAGATCAGCGCCTAATCTCGATCAAGGTCCGGGCCGGGGCAGCTGCTCCGGCCCGGGTTCTTTCCGAGGGCGGTGCGGCCGCCTTCCGAAAGGACCGACGCGATCGGCCTTCAACCAGGAGACACGATCCATGAAGAACCTCGACCTCTACAGCCGCCTGGCCGTGCGCCGCGCCGTCAGCCCCCAGTCCGATGGTGACAATACCGCGCTCGCCTCACAGATCATCGATCGCCAGGGCTTCACCGGCCTCCTCTTCGCGATCGCCATCGGCTCGGTCGCCGACGCCGATGCCACCTTCACCACGCTGGTCGAGCATGGCGATGCCGACAACCTCAGCGATGCGGCGGCCGTGCCGGACGCGGAGCTGAACGGCTCCGAGGCGGCCGCGTCTTTCCAGTACGACGACGACAACGAGACGCGGAAGATCGGCTATGTCGGCAACAAGCGCTACGTGCGTCTGACCATCACGCCCGCAAACAACGCGAGCGCCGCGCTCGTGTCGGCGATCGCCGTCCTCGGCGGCGCCGATTCCTCGCCGGTCGAATAAGGGTCGGGATCTTGGCGGGGCCGGCGTGCAGAGCGCCGGCCCCGTTTCTGCAGGCGGAGGTGACGGATGGGCGGCTTCATCAGCCTGGAGGACGCCAAGGCGCAGCTGCGCGTCGACCACGCGGATGAGGACGTTCTTATTCAGAGCCTCATCGCCACGGCCGCTCGCCAGATCGAGGAGGCCACAGGCTTCGTCGCGCCGGCGCGAGAGCAAGAGGCTTTCCAGTTCGACCGCTTCGGTCGGGCGCTGCGGCTGAAGCTGCGGCCGGTCGACCTCGACAGCATCCAGATCAGCTATCTCGACCCGAACGGGGACGAGCAGAGCTTCACCGATTTCCGCGCCTACGAGCGCAATGGCTATGTGAGGATCGAGCCGGCGATCGGCTTCTGCTGGCCGGCGGCCGCTTGCGTGGCATCAGCCGTCACCGTCACGGCCGACGTGGGCTTCGGAGATGCCGCGGCAGATTGCCCGGCCGAGCTGCAGCACGCATCCCGGTTGGCGGTCAGCGCCTGGTACCAGGATCGCGAGGGCGCAGCCGAACCGTTGGCTGTTGCCGCGCTGCTGAGCGACGAACGGCCGCGCCGAATCTAATGGCCCAGGCATCGCTGCCCTCGGCCGGCAAGTATAACCAGCGGGTCACGATCCGCAGGCAGGGCAACGTCTCAGACGGCAAGGCCGGGTACGTCCGGGGCTGGTCGACCTTTGCAGCCGGCTGGGCGGAAGTGATCAACCAGTCGGGACGCGAGGCGGTGATCGGCTCAACGCTAACCGGCGTGACAACGGTCAGGGTTACGATGCGGATGCGGCCGGCCTGGCGCGCCGGTGGCGACGTCGCGCCGCGGGCTTCGGACCAGGTGCTGTGGCGTGGCCTCGAGCTTAACATCATATCGCCGCCCGCGGACCCTGACGGCCGTGGAGCGGAGATCGTCTTCATGGCGGACACGACGGCGCCGCAAGGCGCGTAACAGGAGCTGAGGCGTTGGCGGCTGGCCGGGGTTCCAACATCGCCGGCATTAAGGCCGTACGGCGCCTGCTGAAACAGCTGCCGGACGAAGCACGCCAGGAAATCGCGGAGGTCCTCGAGCGGGGCGGTCGGCGCATCCTGACCGCGCAGAAGGCCGCGGCGCCGCGGAAGACGGGGCAGCTCGCCGCCGGCCTGAGGATGGACCTTTCGAAGAAGTCGCTGCTTCTGCGCATCGGAATTTTCGGCAAGGCCTCAGCTCGGCGCCTGTTCTACGCCCGAATCATCGGCGGCGGGCGAAGGGCGCAGACGGTGACGGTCTCGCGGCGCGGCAAGGCCGCGATCGCGGCGCACGGGAAGCGGCTTCAGGGCCGCCGGAAGGTCCAGGGAGATATCGTTTCCACCTACCGGCTGCGAGTGAAAGCGCGGGTCGCGCAGCCAGTAATCGACCCTTCGGCCGCCAGGCAGGCGCGGCGCGCGCTGTACGAAGACATGAAGGCGGTATGGGGCAGGGTTCTTGCCAAGCACCCGCCGGGGAGCGGCGATGGGGATTGATGTGGCCCTGGCCGTCCAGGACGGCGTGTTCGGGGCCCTAAATGTCGAGGGCGTGACGGATCTTGCCCAGGTGACGCAGCACGTGCTCGAGGAGACGGATCTGCCGCTGGTCGTGATCGGCCGCATCGAGCTGACGCCGGAGGGGGGCAAAGGGGGCGGCCTTGATCGAGCTTCGGTGGAGGTGCTGACCTACGTGCGCGAGCCGCGGCGGGCGGCGCTCTACGAACTGCAGCACGCGGTCCGCACCGCGCTGGAGGGCGCGCAGCTCGTGGCCGACGGCGCCGAACTCTCACCCCCGGAGCTGGTCAGCCGGGACGACGGCCTGCTCGAGGACGGGCAGACCTACGAGGGTACACAGATTTTCGCACTTTACGTGCAGCCGGCCTGACCGGCGCCCCCTGCGATAATCGGAAGAATCACCAGCCTGCCGAAGGGCGGGCCATTTTTGTTGGAGACTGAAACATGGGTAAGAAGCTGGGCAACGACTATCGCGTGTGGATCGAAAGCGCGGTCGCGGGGACGTATAACGAGATCAAGGGCAACACCGCCCTGACCCGCAACCGGTCCGGATCCACGATCGACACCTCCTCCAAGGAGAATTTCCCTTATGCGACGCAGGCGGCCGGCATGCGGACGCTGTCGATCGGCGCGACCTTCCGCCCCGATCTGCCGGATGCCAATGGCTACGACCGGCTGCTGACCCTCGCCAACGGCACCGCTGGCGCGCCCTTCAATATCCAGATCCGCAAGGGCGGCTCCGCCGGCGACACCGACGACGTCGTGTTCGAAGGCTCGGTCACGGTCACCGACCTCAGCGACAATATGGGGCAGAACGCGGTTCTCGAGACCAGCTGCACGTTCGTCCTCTCGGCCGCGCCCGAGACGGACACGCTCTCCTAATATGGCCCCGCGCAGCAAGACGGCCCAGGTCAACCGCCGGGGCGAGCTCACGCTCAACCTCGGCGGGGCGACCTACGGCCTGCGCCCGAGCTTCGAGGCGATCGAGGCGATCGAGTCCAAGGTCCGCCCCTTGGACGTCCTGGTTGAGACGCTCAACCAGGGCCGGGTCCCGCTCGCGGAACTCGGCATCATCACGGCCGAGCTGATGCGCGGGTACGGCGCTTCACACCCCGACGACCCGATGATCGCAACCTATCGCGGGTCCAACCCCGAAAAGCTCGCGCGCCTGATCTACGAGGAGGGCGTGCCCACGGTGCGGATCGTCCTTCTGGTCATCCTCGCCGGTGCGCTGACGGGGGGTTATGACGCGGCGGGGGAAGTGAAGGCGACGGGGACAACGAAGGCGACCCCCGCCGCCGGCAGCTCGGAATAGCCTGCGCCGTCTGGGGCTGGCCGCCGGCAGCCTTCTGGTCGGCTACCCCGCACGAATGGTACGCCGCCTACGAGGCGTCCAAGGTGAACGCGCCGCCGCAAGGCGGCGCCTGAGGCGGTCCGGATCAGCGCTCGATTTCTCGCACTCGAAGCCGGCCATCGCTGATCGGCGTGATCGTGAAAATCCGGCCGTTCGAGCAAACCGCAAGTAGATCGCTCTCCCTCCCCCGGCGGGCGCTGACAACCTCGCCGCACGGCTGACGCGTCAATTGCAGGGCGGCTTCCGCCTCATAATAGGGGTCGCCGCCTCCCCATCCGGGGGGACCGCCGGAGCGATAGGCTGAGGGTAATTGGATAGCGGTCGCCAAGAACAACGCAGCCAGCGCTAGCAAGGGCGCACCTATCAGCCAGCCCGTACAGCCGCCGCGCTTCGGCTGTCGGTAGCCGCAGTAAAGGCACGTCCGAGCCGCCGATTTAATCGAGGCTCGGCAGTGCGGGCAGCGCTTCATCGCTCCCGAATAGAGCCGATTTCTCCGCCGTCCAAGCGCGCGCGCCCAATCGAAAGGTCAGTGAATGGCACGAGGCGGCACCGACGTTAAGGAGCTGCTCCTCCGGTTCAATGCGCAGACCGAGCTCGCACGTCGCGAGGTCAGGGAGCTGCGCGACCAGATCGACCGCGACACCGACAAGATGGACCGCGACCTGGACAAGGTCGACAAAGCGAGCGGGAAGCTCGGTGACGGTTTCTCGAAGCTGAAAGGGCTTGCCGGAGGAATAGCTCTGGGGGCGCTCGGCGCCGGTCTGCTCGCCGCGGGTCGGAACGCCCTTGAATTCGCCGACAACCTCGAGGCGGCCGCGGCCAGGGCCGGCATCGACATCGAGCGCTATCAGACGCTCACCCGCGCGCTCCGCACCCTCGAGGTCGACGGAGCAGACGCCGAGAAGATGTTCATCCGCCTCCAGGGCGTGATCGGCGACGTCCAGAACGGGGTCGACAACAACGCGACCAAGGCGCTCGACCGTCTCGGCATCCGGGCCCGGATCCTGCGCGGCGAGATCGATGATCCGGCGGAAGCGCTCGACGCCCTGTCCGAAGCCTCCACCAGGGCCGGAACGCAGGCGCAATTCGCCGGCGAACTTTCCGAGATCGCCGGGGCGAAGCTGGCGGGCAAGTTCACGCCGGCGCTGTATGGCGGCACCGAGGCGCTCCACGATCTCGAGCAGCAGGCGCGCGCTTCCGGAATCATGACGGCGGAGATGTCCGCCCAGTTGTCCGCCGCGAACGAGCGGATCGACGTGTTCACGGAATCGGTCCAGTACCTGTCGGCCATCAGCCTGGCGAACACGATCGGCTGGTTCGAGAAGCTGTTCCGCACGATCTCGGAGTATGGCGCCGAGGCCAATGTCGTCCTCGGGCGCCTGAACGACCAGCAACCCGACGCGATGAACCTGCTGCGGGCGACCAACCCGATAATGAATCTGGTCGCTCCGGGGGGCTGGACGGAGCAGGGCGGCCGCGACCGGCTCGCGGGCATTCAGCAGGGTCGGGCGAACGACATGCTGCGCGGCGTGCTCGGGCCGCTCGAGCGCATTTTTCCGGCCAGGCGGACCTTCACGCCCACGGGCGAAACCTCCTCGGGAGGCCGCGGCGGCGGTTCCAGCCGAAGCCGAACCAGCGATCGATCGAACGACGTCGTCCGCCCGTCCACCGGCGATGTGCTCAGTCCCTTCGGAGCGGACCGCAGCGGCGTTCCCCTGAACGGGAGGCTCACGCGCCGCAGCCATCAGGGCGTGGATCTCGCCGGCAATATCGGCGATCCGGTCGTGGCGCCATTTGCCGGGACGGCGCGCCGCGGGGTGGCGCCTGGCGGGCTGGGCAATTACGTCAAGATCACGGACGGGAATGGCCGCGAGACCATCCTCGGCCACCTCAACGGCTTCGAGATACCCGAGGAGGGAAGGCGGGTTAATGCCGGCGAGCTCGTCGGCCGCCTCGGCCGGTCGGGCAATGCCACCCGCCCCGATGGCACCGGCACTCCGCATCTTCATTGGCAGCTCAAGGAAGGCGGCCGCAACATTGATCCGCTCAGGCGCGTCGGCGCCGGCGGCGGCAACGCGGCCGAACGGGCCGCCCAGCAAGCGGAAGAGCGGCGGGCCCGTGAAGCCGCGCAGCTCGCCGAGCGCCAGCGGCGCAACGCCGAGGAGATGGACCGCGAGATCCAGGGCGCCAGTGAGCGCTTGCTGAGCGCGCGGCGATCGGCCGCCGACACCGAGGGCGAGCGGGCACGGCTCGCCATCGAGATGATCCGGTCCGACCTGGCCAAGGCGGACGAGGAAGCCCGCCGGGACGCGGAGCGCCGGATCCAGGAGGACCCGATCAACGTCGGGCGCTACGTCCTTCACCAGACCGAGCTGATGCTCCTGAACAAGCGTGTCGCCGACGAGGAGGCGCGCCAAGTGGTGACCGCCGAGCAACGGCGGATCGAGGAGCAGGCGGCGGGGCTTCGCGAGACTGAATTGAGCGAGCAGCGCACCCTGCTGCAGCTGCGGGCGGATCTCACCGGGTCGGTCCAGGAGCGGCACAGCGTCGAGCAGCAGCTGCTCGCGCTTGCCCAGCAGCAGGAGCGCGAAGAGCTCAAGCGGCTGGCATTGTCGCAGGACGAGAATGCGGCGCGCCAGGCGCAGCTGCGGCTGCGCTACCTGGACGAGAAGCAGGGGCTGGAGCGCGAGGGGCTCAACCGGTCACAGGAAGGTCCGCGCGCCCGCTACATGCGCGAACTGCGCGGCGGCATGTCCGACATCGACACGCGGCTGGAGCAGCTCGAGGTCGACGCGATCAGGGGGCTGGAGGATGAGCTGGTCGGCGCGGCGCAGGCGGCGCTGGGGCTGAGCGGCGCGCTCGGGGGGGTCGTAGCGGAGCTGATCCGCATCGGCATCCAGCAAAGCCTGCTGGCCCTGTCGGACGCCGTCGGCGGAGGTCAGGGCAAGTCGAGCGGCGGCGGCGGCATCCTTTCCTCGATCCTCAGCCTGGTAGGCCTCGGCAGCTCCGGCGGCGGCAAGGGCAGCGGAATTGCCGCCGCCGGCATCGACCTGGCAGGGGCGCTCGGCAAGCGCGAGTTCGGCGGCCCGGTGGAACCGGGCAGCGCTTACCTGGTCGGGGAGCGGCGGCCGGAGATCTTCGTGCCGCGGACGGCGGGGACGATCATCCCGCGCGTGCCCTCGATCACGGTTCCTCGCGGCCAGGGCGGCGGCGGCGCGATCCACAATCATTATCACATGACAGGCAATCTGATGACGCCGGAATTCTGGGCGCAGATCCACCAGGGCGACCAGCTGGCGGCGGCCCGCGGCGCCGGCGGAGGCGCGCAGCGCATCTACCGCTCGGCCGAGCGCAGGATCCCCTGACATGGCCGCGATCGACCTCAGCGCGTACAAGTTCCGCACCGCCGGGCTGCGCATGCTCGACTTTGGCGGCGAGATCGTGCCGCCGCTGGGCGGGCCGGTGCAGCGGATCAACCGCCTCGGCAACCGCTTCTCGATCGAGCTCGCGCTGCCGCCGATCCGGCAGGAGCCGGAAGGACGGATCCTCGCGGCCAAGCTGCGGCTCGCGAAGCAGAACGGCGCGCTCTACACGTTCCCGCAACCGGGCCTGGTGCTGAGCGGCGCCCCCACCGGCGCCATATCCGGCGCCGTTGCCGGCGGTACCGCGATTTCAATCTCGGGCCTGAGCAACGGCCAGCCCTTCGTGCTGGGGCAGTTCATCTCGATCATCGTCGCCGGTCGCCGCTATGTCCATGGCGTGGCGGCGGACACCGCGGCCAATGCCGGCGGCGTCGCCAGCCTCACGATCGACCCGATGCTGCGCGTGTCGCTCAGCGCCGGCCAGACGGTGGAGATCGCCGAGCCCAAGCTCGAGGGACTGATGATCGGCGGCGACTCGGTTCCGTGGAACCTCGAGCTCGAGCCGTTCATGACCTTCGACCCGATCGTGATCACCGAGTCCGAGTGATGTTTTCGGACCGGATCCTCACGCTGGCTGGCTTGTGCCGGATCGACCTCCCCGACCGCACGCTGCGGCTGTGCGACGGCGGCCAGGTGATCTGGGGCGCCGAAACCTACCGCAACAAGGATGCGGTGTTCGGCACGATCGGCGCGATCGAATCCTTTGACGAGGACGCGGGCGACGAGGCGCCGGACAGCAAGATGACCTTCCTGCCGGCATCCGGCGCCGCGGCCGCGACGCTGTCGCATCCGACCTATCAGATGTCGCGGATCCGCTTCTGGCTTGCCCAGGTCGATCCGACGACGGGCGCGACCAGCGACGCTTCGGTCGAGCTGCTCGCGGACCTGCTGCTCGACACGACCGAGCTCGTCTCGGGGGAAAGAATACGGGCGCTCGAGATGGGAATGATCTCGGCCGCCGACCTGCTGTTCTCGATCAACGAGGGCAACGTGCTGGCGAGCCGCTTTCACAAGAAGGTGTACCCGGGTGAGCTGGGCTTCGACAATGCCGTCGACGTCGGCGTCACGGTGGCCTGGCGCGTGAAGTCGCCGCCGCGCGGAAGCGTCGTCGGCGGCGGCGGGGGCTTCGGGAACGATCCCAAGACCACGCATCCCGGCTTCGAGGTCGAGCGGGCCTGACATGAGCAAGAGCAAGCGGAAAGCGCCGGAGCTGATCCGGCGGCAGCGGGCGCTCGCCTATCTGATCGCGAAGTATAAGGGCCGCGCGTGCGACTTCGTCGGCGCGGACTGCATCCGGATGAGCCGCACCCATCTGATCAAGATGGGCCGAACGGCGCCGGCGCTGCCGCGCTACAGGTCATTGGCTGGGGCGCTGCGGGCGCTGAAGGATGCCGGCTTCGAGAACCTGACCGAGCTGTTCGACAGCCTGCTCGAGCGCATCCCCGCGGCCGCCATGCTGCCCGGCGATCTGGCGGTGATGACGGACGGCGAAGGCATTGGCGCGGCCGTGGTGAACATCGGCAACGGCAAGGTCCTGGGCTGGCACCAGGACGCGCCGGAGATAGTGATCATCGTGGCTCACCGGATCGACGCGGCGTGGAGGGTCTGACTTGGCGACCGTGATGCGGATCGCCGGCAGCATCGCCGGCGCGGCCGCGGGCTTCCTGCCGCCGCCGTTCAACATCATCGCGGCCGCGGCCTCGGTGGCGCTCAACGTCGGCGCGAGCCTGCTTCAGAAGAAGCCGCCGGTGCTCGGCTCGCCCAACCAGATCCGGATCGGCAGCAACAACCCGTCGCCCTATCCGATGGGCCGGACCTTCACCGGCGGGACGATGGTGCACGACGTCGGCTACGGGCCGACCGTCGACGGCGTTCCCAACCCCTATCGGTCGATGGTGATCGTCGGCTCCCGGGTCGGCCCGATCGAAGGATATGAGGCTTTCCAGGCCGACTATGCGACGATCCCGTTCAGCGGCGGAAACGCTGTCGGCTATTACCACAATTTCCTCTACCTAGCGTCGCAGCTCGGCCTTTGCCCGGAGCCTGCGGCGCTGGCGGGACCGTTCGGCGCGATCCCCAGCTGGAGCGCGGCGCACAAGCTGTCCGGCTGCGCGGCCTGGCTCACGACGCTGAGGGACGACAAGGAGGGCAAGCACTATGCCTCCGGCGTCCCCGGCTTCGGCATGGTGGCCAGGTGGGTGCTGGTCTACGACCCGCGCCAGGATTCGACCTATCCCGGCGGATCCGGCGCGTGCCGCGTCGCGGACGAACCCACCTATGTAGGCGGCGAGGCGGCCGAGAATCCTGGCTGCCACGGCGTCACCTACGCGATTGGCCGCTGGCAGAACGGCGTGAAGGTGATGGGCGTCGGCTTTGCCCGGCCGGACGTCCCGGCCGCGAGCCCGGCCGAGGCGGCCGCGGCGATCGACTGGCCGGCCTGGGTCGAGTTCGCCAACGTCTGCACCGTCAACGGCTGGAAGGTCGGCGGCGTCGTTTTCGAGCCCGGCAGCCGCTGGGACAATCTCAAGCGGATCTGCGCGGCCGGCGGAGGCCGGCCGGCCTGGGTCGGCGGAAAGCTGACCGTGCTCTTCTCGCGGCCGCGGGTGGCGCTCGACACGATCAGCAGCGGCGACGTCGCCGGCGACATCCGCATCAGGGCGATGCGCTCGTGGAAGGACCGCAAGAACGTCCTGGTGCCGGAGGTGCGCCTCGAGGCGCAAAAGTGGCAGCACGTCCAGATCGATGAGGTCCGGAGCGAAACCTACATCGCCGAGGACGGCGAGGAGAAGAGCGAGGTGCTCCGCCTCGAGCTGGTCCAGCAGGCGGACCAGGGCGCGGAGCTCGCCGCCTACGACCTGGTCAACCGCCGGGAGATGGGGCCGATCACGATCCTCTGCAAACCGCGGCTGATCGAGTACAAGCCCGGCGATGCGCTCTACGTCGACATTCCCGAGGAGGAGCTCGACAACCGGCTCTGCGTAATCACGAAGCGCCGGATCCTGCCCGGGGGGAAGGGTCAGCCGCCGACGGTCGAGCTCACCCTCTTCACCGAAACCGACGAGAAGCACGATTTCGCGCTCGGCCGCACCGGCACCGCGCCGGCGACGCCGTCGCTGGTGGCGGGTGAGGATATGGACGCGGCCGCTCACCTGGTGCGGGACGCTGGCTTCATCCAGGACACTCCGCCCGTTGGCGGTCAAAGCGTTCCCGGGGCCCACTGGCTGGACAGCAGCGACGGGTATCGCGCCTTTGTCCGGGTCGCCGGCTCGGGCCTGCTTTCGATCGGCGCGGACCGCATCCTGATCGGGGGCGATGCGATCGCGCTGGCCTGGACCGAGGCGAGCGACCAGCGGCTGCGCGACGCCTATGACATCGCCACCGAAGCGCTCGCCAGCGCCACCGAGGCGATCGCCGCGCTCGATGACCTGGACGATGACGGCATCCTCACGGTTGACGAGAAGATCCGCATCCTGATCCCGAGGGCCGCGCAGCTCGAGGAAGCCTGGTTCAACCTCGATGCGCTGGCCGGCGAGCTCGGGGTGGCCGCCGAGCGAGCCGCCGCGGCCGATGCGCGCGACGACTGGCTGGCCCTGCTCGGCGCGATCACGCCGGACTGGGATGACACCAGCGCGCCGTCCCCCGTCGCGCGCGCCGACTATGACGGCCTGCTGCAGGCTTATGGCGAGGCGCTGGACGCCTTGCGGCTCAAGATCGCGCGGGCGTCGGTCGTCGTTCAATGGTCACCGGACGGCTCCACCAGCTGGGGCACGTTCACCTCGGGAGACCGCTACATGCGAATCTCCACCGATGGCGGCCTGACCTTCGGCGCGGCGATGCTCGCGATCGGCGAGGACGGCGGGACGGGCAATCTCAAGCAGCACGTGTTCAAGCGCGCCGCCACCGCGCCGGCCACCCCGAGCGGCAACGGCATTCCCTCGGGCTGGTCGGACGGACCTCCGGCAGACGACGGCAATCCACTTTTCATGAGCGTGGCGGAGCAGACGGCCGCGGCCGTGCTGGTGGGCTCCTGGTCATCTCCAATCCGGCTCGACGGCTTCACCGGCAATTATCGCGACATCATCTTCATCCGGTCCCTTGGGCAGCCAGCGACGCCCACCGGCGACAATCCCAGCGGCTGGTCGGACGGCGTGCCGGCCGGAACGGAAACCTTGTGGTCGAGCACCGCGACCAAGATCCATGACGGGACATTGGTGGGGAGCTGGTCCACCCCGCAATCGCTGTCGGGCCTGACCCCGCGCGGGCCCTTTTCCCTGAGCGACACCTATTTCCTGAACAACACGGTCCAGTTCGGCGGCGGATCCTACATCGCGCTGCAGGACAATTTCGATGGGGAGGCCCCGACCGGGACCGGACAGGCGAATGCCTATTGGGACGTGCTGGCCGCTCCCGGGGACACCGGGGCACCTGCCACGGCGCCGGGGGCGTTCACCGACACGATCGACCTCGCCGCTTCGACCGGCGCCGTGAACCTGCGCTCGATAGCCGACGCCGAGGGCTATACCGGCCATTCCGACGCGACGGTCACGTTCCGCGTTCCCAACGGCGTGACGATCCGCGGGCTGGCCGGCGGGTTCGGGATCGACACCGGCATCTGGCCCGCCGGGCACAGCATCACGCTCGCTTTGGTCGTGCAGAGCGGCGGCACGGTCGACGGCGGTGGCGGCAACGGCGGCAATGGCGGCGGCGCCAACGGCACCAGCGGCGGCGATGCCATCTATTGCCGCGTGCCCTGCACGGTGACGATCGACAGCGGCGGCACGGTTCGCGGCGGCGGCGGCGGGGGCGGCGGCGGCGCGACGACGTCGGCCGGCAAGTTCGGCGGCGGCGGCGGCGGCGGCGGCGCTCCCAACGGAGCGGGCGGCGAGGGCTATGCCGGCGACAATACGACCGGCGCCGACGGGAGTGGCGGCTCGACCTCGGGCGGCGGAGCCGGCGGCGCGCCTGGTGGCGGCGCGGGAGCCGGTTTCGGGGCAGCCGGCGGCGGCAGCAGCAATGGCGGGGGTGGCGGCGGAGCCGGCGGCTACGCCGTGCGGAAGAACGGCCACACCGTCACCGTCACCAACAACGGCTCGATGACCGGCACGGCAGCGTGACCGGGACGAAAAGGACGAAGCGGGATGGCTGATACGGCTTGGGGCGATTTTGACGACGCGACATACCTGGAGGCGGGCGACGTCGGCCTCATGGTGCGCGGGAGCGGGGGCAAAAACTTCCCCCTATCGATGCTTGTCTACAAAGCGGCCGATGGGCGCTTCAAGGCGGGCGCGGGGATGGATGTCACGGGCTCGCTCCTCGCGCCAGAATATTACGCCACTGGCGGCACGCTGCTGCTGGCCAAGGCCGGCGACAACCACCTCTTTTATGAGCCGAGCGGCACCAGCGCGCTCCGCGCGGGCGGCGTCGGCGACCAGGCCAATTACTACGACAATGCCTCCCACGTCTTCCGGGGGCGCGGCGCTGCGGCGTCCTACGCCACGCTCAACGGCTCCGGGTTTCTCGCCGGTGCAGACAATGTTCGCCCGATTGGCGGCCCCTCAAACCGTTGGTCGGTAATCTATTCCGGCACCGGCAGCATCAACACCTCCGACGAGCGCGAAAAGGTACAGATCGGCACCTTCCCCGACGCCTGGCTCGACGCCTGGGACCAGGTCGAATGGGGGCGGTTCAAGTTCGCCAATTCGGTCCAGGAGAAGGGCGACGACGCCCGCTGGCACGCCGGCGCGATCGCGCAACAGGTTCACGCCGCCTTCGCTGCTCACGGCCTGGACGCCTTCGCGATCGGCTTGTGCTGCCTTGACGAGTGGGAGGCGAGCGAGGCGGTTCCCGCAGTGCTGGACGGAAACGACAATGTCCTGAAGCCGGACGAACCGGAGCGGCCCGCGGGCGATCGCTGGGGCCTGCGCTACACCGAATGCTTCTCGATCGAGGCGGCGTATCAGCGCCGCCGGATGGCGAGGATCGAAGCACGGCTCGCCGCGCTCGAGGCCTGATTCCTCCCGGACCGCGTCAGCCGGTCCGGCACCTCACATTATCGGAGTTCCACCATGAAAGAGGCCGTTTTGGTCTTCTTCCTGTCCTGCGCGGCCGCGCTGGCGGCGCTCGTGGCGCGCATCGGCCTCAGCATCGGCAACGACCTTCCGCCCGAGGACGCGGCCGCCTTCGCCGCGTGGAAGCGCAAGCGGGTGTGGACGATCGTCGCCGAGTTCAGCGCGCTGCCGGCATTCGCGGCCGCCTGGACCGCAGCCTCCTACCTCTGGGCGCTGTCGGTGCCCTTCGTGGTGCTCGGCTCGATGGCGTCGGGCGCGCTCGGCTTCGGCTTCCTGCTGCAGGCCCTGCAGGCGATCGTCACGCGGAGGATCCAGAATGTTTGACCCCTTCACCCTCGTTGCGATCGGCGCCGCCAGCTCGGCCCTCGCCGCCGGCGCCGGAGTCATGGCGACCCGGGCCCATGTCGAGCTGGTCCGGCTCCGGACGCCGATCGGCAACGCGCTGCGCGATCTCTACCGGAGCGTCGCCGACGAGCCGGTGCCGGCCGAGCTCCGCGAGCTGCTCGAGCAGCTGCCCGGCGACGACCAGGCGCCGCCGACCGCGCACTGAATTTCAGCAAACCAAATCGGAGAAGAAGCATGGGCGAGAAACTCGTCACCGACACGCCGCAGGGCAGCACGGTCGTCTGGCAGATCCAGCACCGGCTGCGCGAGCGCGGGATCGACGTCGCCACCGACGGCGACCTGGGCCCGCGCATCGCCTGGGACGGTAGCGAGACGCTGCGGGGCGTGCTCGCCGCGCTTGGCGGGCCATTGCCGGCGGCCGCGGCACCCGCGGCACCCGCGGCACCCGCGGCGCCGATCGGCGCAGGTCGGGTCGTTCACATCGATGTCGGGCACGGCCGCAAGGGCGGACGCTTCGACCCGGGGGCGGTCCATGCCGGCTCCGCGACGACCGAGCATAGCCTCAACCTCGCCGGCGCCGAGGCCTGCGCCGGCCGGCTGCGCGAGCTCGGCTTTCGCGTCACCATCGATGACGGCGCGCTTGAGAATTACCAGGCGGGCCTGGCCGGCCGCGGCGCCGCGATCTTCGTGAGCTTCCACCACAATGCCGCCGGCGGGCCCGCCCAATATGCGCTGGCGCTTTACGACGAGGGCGGCAGCGCCGCCGATCGCGCGCTCGGTACCGCCGTCGCCGCGGCGCTGGCGGCCGAGCTCGGGATCCCGAACAAGGGCGCGCGGCCGATGGGGCTGTCGGTGCTGAAGGGGGCCCGGGCCGCGGGCGTGCCGGCGGCGATCCTGATCGAGCCCTATTTCATTCACGAGCAGTCGCCGGCCAACCCGCCGGCCTCCTCGATGCGCGACTGGTCGAAGCGCGCCGGCCTGGCGCTGGCCGACGCGATCGCCGCGCACGCGGCCGCGCTCGCCTGAATTTCCCAACCCAAGGAGAAGTGAAGATGAACGACATCCAAAGTCCGACCGTGCCCGCGCGTGACAGCGAGGTCGTTCGCGGCGCCGTCATTGCCTTCGCGGCGATCGCCGCGATGCTCGGTTTCCAGATCAGCGGCGCCGAACAGTCCGTCCTGGTCGAGGGCATCCTCGCCCTGTTCGGCCTCGCCGGCCTCGCCTATTCGATCTACGGCCGGATCACGACCCAGGGAGCGCGGCCGCTGAGCTTCGGCCTGGTGCCGCGCGGCGGCTCCTCCGGGCCGCTCGCGATCGCGCTGCTCGCCGGCGTGGCCGGGCTGATGATCCCGGGATGCGCGACCCTGACGGACCGGCTGAACCTGGCCGAGCGGGGGATCGACGTCGGCGAGGTCCTGGTCAACGCGGCCGAAGCGAGCGGCCTGATCGACGCTTCGACTGCCGAGCGGGTGCGCGGCCATATCCGCACCGCCCGCTCCGCGATCGTCCTGGCGCGCCTGGCGCTCGACCAGGGCAATCGCGCCCGGGCCGAGCAGCTCGCCAGCGAAGCGATCACCGAGGTCCGGGAGGCCGAGGAGGCGCTGCGCCATGCCGCGCCGCCCGAAGCCGCGCCCGTCGCCCTCAACCGCCACGTGGCGGAGCTGAGGCAGGCGGCGCAGTCGATCGCGGAGGATGCGCGCCGCTAAGGCGCGAAGGGATGGCCGTCGCCGCTTGCGGCGGCGGCGCATCCTGCTATTTTCGGAACACCCTCTGCACGGTCGCGCCCTGGCGCGTAGGGCCGGAGCGGGGGTGCTGGGCGGCAACCCAGCAACCGACGGGAACCAGTCCGATTACCCGTCACGCACGGCTGGCCCAGCCGTTAGCGCCCCGCACCCGTGCACCGGGCGGGGCTATTTGGACTCACATCAGCAATGGAATCAACAGCGACCGAATTCCGGCCGGCGACGCCGGCTGCCATCGTGAAGCCAATCGTGCCGCCTGCTCCCTATGTCGGGGGAAAGAGCCGCTTGGCGAAGAAGCTCATCGCAGCGATCAATGCGATCCCTCACAAGACCTATGCCGAGCCTTTCCTCGGGATGGGTGGGGTTTTCCTGCGGCGCGACCGGAAGCCACCTGCGGAGGTCATCAACGACCTGTCGGGCGACGTCTCCACGTTCTTCCGCATCCTGCAGCGTCATTACGTCGCGTTCCTGGATATGCTCCGCTTTCAGCTCACCAGCCGGGTGGAGTTCGAGCGGCTCAGGGCGACCAATCCGGAGACGCTGACCGACCTCGAGCGAGCGGCGCGATTCCTCTACCTGCAGTGCACCACCTACGGGGGCCTTCGTGAAGGCGTGTTCGGGCTGCGCCCGCACCGTCCCGGTCGTTTCGACGTTACCCGACTCCAGCCGGCGCTCGAGGACCTGCACGAGCGACTGGCGGGCGTGACCATCGAGCGGCTGCCGTTCGATGATTTGATGCGGCGCTACGATCGACCAGAGGCCCTGTTCTTCATCGACCCGCCCTACTGGGGAATCGAAGGCCTGTACGGCAAAGAGCTCTTCTCACGAGCCGATTATGAGACGCTGCGCGCGCGACTCCGCCAGCTCGCCGGCAGCTTCATCCTCACGATCAACGACAAACCGGAGGTGCGTGAATTCTTCGCTGAGTTTACGGTCCAACCGGTGGCCTTCAGGTACAGCGTGTCGAAGCATCACAATGACGGACGTGAGCTCGTCATCACCAACCGGCCGTGCGCGATCGAGGCGCTCGAGGCAGCCTGAGGTAGCGCGGTCATCTGGGGGTATGGATCGGGGTACGGCCCCGATCCATACCCTCGCTAATGCCACGCTTTTCGGCGAAAAGCGCCGATTAACACGGCGGAGGACGTGTCCGCCTCGGTCAGCCGGCGCGGATCCCGATCAGCGCCCCCGGGAGCATGTGCACCATGCCGCCAGTCGCAAGCTGAACGGACACAAGACAGGTCTCCTCGTCGCAGCCGATCCATGAGGCGTGCTCACCCTCGAGGCCACCTCCCCAGACCCGAACCGGCTGGGAGTTCCTAAAGGCCAGCTCTGCATATGAGGTGAGCTGCCGAGCAGCCGCGACGACAATCGAGTCCTGTTCGCCCACATTTCCCTCCAATTTCGAAGGACGTTGATGCTCACCAACGCGACCGTCAAGGCCGCGCGCCCTTCCGCGCGCGCGTACAAGCTGGGCGACGCCGGCGGGCTGTACCTCTACGTCCGGCCGAGCGGCTCAAAGACCTGGCGGATGAAATTCCGGTACCAGCGCCGCGAGAAGCTGCTCACCTTCGGCGACTTCCCCGACGTCGCCCTGGTCGACGCGCGCGAGCTGCGCGACCGGGCCCGGGAGCAGCTGCGCCGCGGCGAGGATCCGACCGCCCGCTCGGCCGAGCTCGCGTCGATCGAGGCCACATTCGAAGCAGCAGCCAGGCGCTGGCACGCCCACCAGCTGGCGCGCTGGTCGACGGTCCACGCGGCCGACGTCCTCACCAGCCTCGAGCGCGACGTGTTCCCGGCGATCGGCGCGCTGCATCTCGGCGCGATCGACGCGCCGGCGGTGTTGCGCGTGCTGCGGGACGTCGAACGCCGCGGCGCCGTCGAGACCGCCCGGCGCCTGCGCCAGCGCATCTCCGGCGTCTTCGGCTTCGCCATGTCCGAAGGAATCGCCGCGGCGGATCCTGCCGCGATCGTCGCGCGCGCTTTGGCGCCGTCGCCGGCCACGCGGCGCCACCCGGCTTTGCTCGAGCTGGCCGACGCGCGCGCGCTGCTCGCCGCGGCCGAGCGCGTCGACGCCGCGGCGATCGTCAAGCTCGCTTCCCGATTCCTGGCGCTGACCGCCGTCCGCCTCGCGGCGCTGCGCGGCGCCCGCTGGGACGAGTTCCAGGATCTCGACGGTGCAGCGCCGCTCTGGCGCATCCCCGCGGCGCGGATGAAATTGACGCAGGTTAAGAAGGCGGATCCCGCGGCCGATCACCTGGTGCCGCTTTCGGCGGCGGCCGTCGACGTCCTGCGCCAGGCGCGCGCGATCGCCGGTGACGCCGGCTTCGTCTTTCCCGGCCGCGGCGGCCGCCTGCCGATCGGCGAGGCCGCGATCGGCGAGCTCTACATCCGCGCCGGCCATTCCGGCCGGCACGTCCCGCACGGATGGCGAGCTACCTTCTCCACGATCATGAACGAGCGCAGCCCGGGGGACCGGGACCTGATCGATCGCGCGCTGGCGCATGCGCCGAAGGACAAGGTCGAGGCGGCGTATAACCGGGCCGAGCATCTCGAGCGGCGCCGGGATCTGTTCCAGCGCTGGGCCGATCTCGTCACCGCATAGGGCCGCCGCGCCAGGCGCATAGCCGGCGGAATTGTGGCGCGCTTCTTGCCACGCTCCCTCTCGGCGAGCCCTTGCGGGGGTTGGGCAGTGCGCCCGTTAGCCGGATTTTAGCGTTGTTGGTGCGATCACCCGCCCATCAAATGGCGCCGCGCGAAGCGCGTCATCATATCCTTGAATCTTCGGCCGGATTCTGGCGCGATTCTGAACTCGCGCTCTGATCCATCGCGCGGCCGAGGCCGGCGAGGGCTTCCCCGAGAGGGTTGTCGCTGCCGGCAAGGAAAGTGGCCTGGTCCTCGCACGGCGCAGCGGCCAGCATCCGCCGGGTTTCTCCGGCGTCCTGGCGCGCCCGCTGGACGGCGTCGGCCGGGAGCGGGGGTCTTCGCCCGAGCAGGCGCTTGACTCGCGCCAGCGCCCCCTCCTTGAGCGCGAACCAATAGGCATTGGTGATCTGCCGCACCTGGGGCCCGGCGCCGTCATTCTCGACGGGCTCGGTGCGCCTCAGCCAATCCAGGAAGCCGGCCTCCTTGAGCCGCGCCAGCGCGCGCACGACCGTTGCCCGGGCGAGCCTGGTGCGCTCCTGCAGGCGCGCGATCGACGGATCGAGGCGGCCGCTGCGATAGCAGACGAAGCTGCAGAGCGCCTTCAGCACCTTGACCCCTGTCAGGCCCAGGGCGCCCATCTGCGCCCCCGGCTTCTTCGTCTCGTCGTCGTGCTGCTCGGCCGCCTTAATCAGGGCGCCGACGAAGCGCCGTGCATCCTCGTTGGTGGCGCCGATCGGATGCCAGATCCGATGCTCGCGCTCGCCCAGGTGGCGGCTGTTCCGGCGGACCGGCTGGAATGTGCGGGCTGCGGCCGTCATGAGCGGCCTCCCCGGGTGCTCAGCGGCGCCGACCGTCGAACAGTGCATCGGGCGGCGGGAAGCCCTCCAGCAGCATGTCCGCCCATTCCTGGGCGATCTCCCGGCGCCGCTTCATATAGGCGGCGCGATTGTAGATACCCCGCACGCCGCGCGGCTTGTGCGCCAGCATCAGCTCGATGACATCGCCGTCGCCGGCGCGTTCGCGTTCCACGGCGAGCTCGTTCATCACCGTCGAGAAGGTCGAGCGCCAGCCGTGCGGCACGTGACGGCCGCTGAACTCCGTCACCCGCCGATAAAAGTCGCTGAGCGCATTCTCGCTGATCGGCCGATCCGTGAAGCGCTCGCTCGGGAACAGCCATTCCGAGCGCCCCGCCACGGCCTGGGCGGCCTCGATCGTCTCGATCGCCTGACGGGACAGCGGCACGAGCAGCTCGTGCGCCTCGTCCCTCGACTCCGCCAGGCGCAGCTTCATCCGCTCCGCCGGCACGCGCCAGAGCGCCTCCTCCGTCGCCAGCGTGTCGAACTCGGCCGAGTAGGGGGTGAAGCGGATGACGTCCGGCCGAACCGCGGTCAGGGCGAGCAGCCGCGAGGCGAGCTTGGTCGTCGGCTGCCCCGCCAGTGCCTCGGCGGCCTTCAAAAAGGCGCGGGCCTCCTCGAGCTTCGTCAGCGCCGGCAGTCGGCCGGCGACGACGGGCTTGAGCGCCCCCGCGATCGCCGCGGCCGGATTGCTCCCAATCAGCCCCCGCGCGATCGCGCGGTCCAGCACCGCCTCGATCCGACCCAGCACCCGGTGAGCCGTCTCGATCGCGCCGCGATCCTGGATCTCCTCGACCACCTCGAGCACCTTCGGCGGCGTGACCAGGTCGACCGGTACCGCGCCGATCGCCGGGAAGACCCATTGCTTCAGGCTGCTCAGCACGGTTTCGCCGTGCTTCTTCTTCCAGCGCGTCAGCTGGTCGGCATGCCAGCCCCTGGCCAGCTCCTCGAAGGAGGGCGCGGCCGACGGGGGCGGAGCGCGCCGGGCCTCGGCCGGATCGGTCCCCTGGCGCCGCAGCCGGTCCGACGCATCCCGTAGGTCGCGCGCCGCCTTGAGCCCGAGCTCGGGATAGCTGCCGAGCACGAGCAGCTTCTCCTTGCCGCCGAAGCGGTATTTCCAGCGCCAGGACTTGTGGCCCGTCGGCGTGACGAAGAGGTAGAGCCCCTTCCCGTCGGCCAGCTTGCGCGCCTTCTCCTCGGCCTTCGCCGATCGGCACTGCAGGTCGGTCAGCACCCGATACCCCCAGCCGCGGCGGCGCTACCCCGCAAAATACCCCCTTCTGATCCCGGCTTCGGGCGGAAAGTGACGGACCGTCATGGACGTTGCTTAGCGCCGTTTCCCATAGGGGAACAGCGCCTTTGCGGACGTTGGCGGACAATGGCGGAAGTAGGGATGGCTCCCCGGGCCGGATTCGAACCAGCGACCATTCGATTAACAGTCGAACGCTCTACCACTGAGCTACCGGGGAACAGCCTCAAGCGAGGCGAGCGGCGCCTATAGCAGCCCTTTTTCCAGCGGTGCAAGGCACAAAGCCCCACTCCACGCGCCGTGGAGGGGGCAAAAAGTCAGACCGCGAACTGCTCCATGGCGATCCGCTCGTCCAGCGCATGTTCGGGGTCGAACAGCAGGGTCAGCGCCTGGGCGCGGTCGACGCAGACTTCGACCCGGTCGATGTCGCGCACCTCGTGCTGGTCCGCCACCGCCGAGACCGGGCGCTTCTTGGGATCGAGCACGCGCAGCGACACCTTGATGTCCTCGGGGATCAGCGCCCCCCGCCAGCGCCGCGGCCGAAACGGGCTTATCGGGGTCAGGGCGACCAGCTTCGAATTGAGGGGCAGGATGGGCCCGTGCGCGGAATAATTATAAGCGGTGGATCCGGCCGGCGAGGCGACCAGGACGCCGTCGCAGATCAGCTCCGGAAGCACGACGCGACCGTTGACCGAGATCTCGATCCACGCCGTCTGGCGGGTCTCGCGCAGCAGCGAGACCTCGTTGATCGCATGATGGACGACTTGTTCGCTGTTGATGCGGTGCGCCGTCATCTGGAGCGGGGCGATCGAGAAGGGCTTGGCACGATCGAGCCGCTCGATCAGCCCGTCGATCCGCCAGTCGTTCATCAGGAACCCGATCGTGCCCCGGTTCATGCCGAAGACCGGGCAGAGCCGACCCCGCGCCAGCATCTCGTGAAGGGTCTGGAGCAGGAATCCGTCGCCGCCCAAAGCGAGCATCAGGTCCGCCTCATGCGGCTCCACGAAGCGGTAGCGCTCCCGCAGCAGCCTCTCCGCCGCCTGTGCCGCCTTGGCGCTGGAGGCAACCAGCGCCATGGCTTTGTCCCCCAACTGAGCCATAGCGGGCGAGGGTAGGGCGCGGCGGCAGTCGCCGCAAGCGC